GCGAGATAACGGAATCATCTCACTTCCAGACTCACGGCTTGAAACCGCGAGGAAAGTCCGGTCCCGTACGGTGTGTAACCATTGCAAGTAGGCTCCCTCTACAGGAAGCGTACGAGCTTTGGTTAAGGGGACTAAGGAAAAGCCGCCGGCCTCGTAAGAAACGAGACGGGTGACAGACCCATAATCCCACCCACCATACAACTTACGTGGTACGTGCTTAGAAAGCTCGCACCAAAGGGCACCAAGGGGACAGAAAAGCATACCGGCCTCATCTTTGAGATCGTAACGCGGATCGGAACCATCGATGTCCAATGAACCCCGGACAGACCAGAGCCGGATTTGATTCATAATCTGAATCAATTCAGGCACTGTCTCCACGGGTTTCCGTAAGAAGAAAGGGGTAACATCACTACCTAGGTAGTAATGGCCGCCACAGCTTTCCCTAAAGGCACCCTCGTAAAAGGATTTCTCGGTGTTAACGGAGAAACCTAGAAATTCGAGTGCCATCCGTAAGGAAAGGAAAGCAGTTCGGGGTATGATGATATCATCGCCATACACCGAAATGGGGCCCCTGGCTCCCTCGAAATATGTAACGGCTTTCGCAATTGAGTAAAAGAGAAGACTCTCGAGCTCAAACGTGAAGCCGTTGCCCATCGAGGAGAACATCTCGTTAACGTGCTCCTCACCATCGACAAGAGTCACGGGGGACCGAAGGTCCCTCATGACACCTACGATGATAGGAGGACAGACGAGATCAACGAGAGCACATGTGACTGAATCGCTGGCTGAGGATAAATCCACAGTAGCAAGGTCGAGAGCAAGAGGATGACTAGCGGGGAGTGATCCCCGCCAGGCGAGCCTCCGGTTCTTTGACTGATCATTCAGGTCAATCCCACGTTGGCGGAGGCAATCACGAATGTAATTGCCGATTCCGCGTTGGAGATACATGTTAAGATCGGGCTCCTTAGCGGCGCACCGATCTATCGTTGCATTCTTAGGGACGGTAAATAGGACGTTACCAGGAACCGGGAGAAGGACTGAGTCAGTCTGTCTCCACAGCTCCCCCCAGACGGGGGAATCGCCTTGGATATCATCATGATATCCAATGCAATCTCCTGTAGCGTCTAGCTTTCCGAGGAACTTCCGCGCAGGATGCGCGGCGTTCCGCCGTCTGGAAGTCGACGCACCGCCGCTGAAACCACCATGAAGGTAGTCCCAGGGAACGGTGTCACCGATAACTGAGCGGACTATCGACGAAACACGATCAATGAAATCGCCGAACTCGACTCCAGGAAGAATATTGAAGTCCTGGAGCACAGTAACGAGTCGGCAATTAGTGGCATAATTATCGCGTTCACACGCGAGCCACTTATTGATAGCACGGGTCCGCCGAACAATCGGCGGGTCCGTGTGTGTATCGACGAACTTAGTCAGAAAAGATTCCTTCAGCCAGAGCTCACGAGGAGAATCCCCGAGAGCCCGGACGGAGGAGATGACTAAATCCGTGATAGTTCGGGAAGTCCCGGACGGAAGGCGATCTTTGAAGAACCTTCCAGAATCGGAAGCCATAAGGTTATCCTTTATGGTGAGGGCGAAGCTAAGCTACACCCAAAGAATGAAGAACGGATAAAATGTTCTTAGAACATACCTTCGCCGTTGGCGACGACATTGTTGACGAGCCAGGCATTCTGGACATCGTCAAGCAAGGCCTTCGTCTTTGCGGTGAAGTTCATGCGTTCTTCGATGGTCGAGGTCGCATCGAAGGTGAGGGTGATATCGGCGTACGCCGTACGAACGAGTACGGGAATGGCAACGCCATTCACGGTGCTCGTTTGTACAATCGGCGCCGAATGCTTCATCTTCGTTTGGTAGCGACCTGCGGCCGTTTTCCGAGTCTGGATGGTGATTTTCTTATCACCGATCGGAACGCCGGTCACTTCGTGCCATTCAAACACACCATCGCTCGAACGAGCGAATGGCGTATAGGTGTGGTTCACGGGAGTGGTGGCGCGGTCCAACGCAACAATGTTGGAAATTGCGGGCATGCAAATGCTCCTTTGAGATATTCTCAGAGAACGGGCTCATCTCGTTGCGGTAAGTCAAATCTTATGGCGCAACTGGTTAAGGAGCGCCAAGGATTCAAGGGCGTGAATCGGCGAAAACGGCGATTTCACGTAGGGAAGAGGAACTGGGAATGAACTCAGTGCCTCACGCTTATACCATTCGCCTTTGAAGACGCCTCCAAATTCTGATGAGACG